GCAGCAATGTCATCACGACCGACATCATGGCTCGCCTGTTTGATGTCGAGCGTGTCCTCGTTGCTTCGTCCGTTCGTGCAACGAACGCTGAAGGTGCGACCCCGGCTTACTCGTTCAACACGGGCAAGGCAGCGCTCCTGACCTACTCCGCTCCGAACCCGGGACTCATGACGCCCAGCGCTGGTTATACCTTCGCATGGCGTGGTGTGTCTGGTGGTCTCGGTGCTTCGATCGGTGTGAGCCGTATCCGCATGGAACACCTCAAGGCCGACCGTGTTGAAGGCGAAGTTGCTTTCGCTAACAAGGTCACCGCAGCGGATCTTGGTTGCTACTTCGGTACCTGCGTAGCCTGAACCTGAAGTAAGCGTTCTCGTGACGTAAGATGGAGCGTCGGTCCCGTTAGGTCAAACTGATTGGATCGGCGCTCTTTCTATTTTCAGGAGAAGAAATGGGTATTCCGACAGTAGGTAATCACGTTGTCCGTCGTCCGTTTCAAACGGATGGGAAGCAGATGGTTCCCGGCGAGATCGTAGATGTGACCGGTTGGCGCAATGCGTTCCAACTAGTTGATCGGGGTTTCCTGATGCCCCAGCAATCCAAGAAGACGATGAGGCGATTTGAGGCATCATTAGTCGGCAATGCCCCAATAAATGCCGATGCGGACGTTGTGGCCGAAAATAGGACCGTCTCAAGCAAAGAGGGGAACTTTCATCCTTCGCCTTGCCCGAAGTGCGGAGCAGCGCTGGGTCATGCTTGCGTATCCAAGAATGGCAATCCGGCTCCGGACCACGCTGGTCGTTACAAAGTGCGGAAGTAATGGCTGTCGTCACTTATCCTCGACCTGATTTCGATCTCGGTGATCATGAGGAAGAAGAATCAGAACAGGACTACGAATACGAGGAACCATCGGCGGTTCCAGAAACGGAAGGTTTGTCATGGCATTCAACGCTCTATCATGGTTTCGATCCACGCGTAACGGGAACGCTCAATCCGCTTCAGACGTTCTAGAGGAAGCATTCTCGTTCGGTTACTTTGGCGGTTTCTTTCATAACGCAACGCAGACGTTGATCGCAGCGAATACAGGTCAACCAATTGCCTTGAACTCAAGCTATGGCGCGTACGGTGTCACGGTTGAGAACGGACATGAGATAACTTTCGCTCACCCCGGGGATTACCTGTTGACGTTCAGTTCTCAGGTTGCGAATCTTGATATTGGCACTCAGGAAGCGATGATGTGGATTCAGTTCAACGGTCAGCCATATCCGAATAGCTCAACGAACGCTTCGTTGCCTGCCCGCAAATCTGCGGGTATCCCCTCATATCAAAATGTGCCAATCACATTCGTGGGAACTGTTACTACTGCCGGTCAATACGTTGAGCTGATGTGGGCGGGGACTACAACGCAATTGTCTTTGACCGCACATCCCGCAACGACTACCCCGGTACGTCCCCTTGCTCCGTCCGTTATTGTGTCCGTAACGCAGATTGGAGCTGTGCGCTGAAGGTGCTCGCAGTCTGACTCAACACCGGTTACGCTAACCGTCCATGACGAACCTTGATCCGGATGCGCTTGATGCTCTACTCGGTGGTTATCAGAACTCTTGGTACTCCCGTGGATGTTGTGTCGGGAAAGTGATAGCGGGATTGGACGATGGTCCGTTCCGTACGAAACTGGTGGCGTACATGGCTATGCCAGTTTGCGACCTCGGGCATTCCCCGATCGCCCGGGCAATAGAAGAGACACTCGGCGTGAAGTTTCCGAACGGTGCTGTCGGTCGGCATCGTGGCAAGAAATGTTCCTGCGGATCTGAGGTTTGGCAATGAGTGATTACGACGACCTGACTGCGCTCCCCGGGCAAGATCCTGAGGCGCTCGACAAATCTCTCAGGCGCTCCGATAGGCGTGACCCTGTGGCTCCTTCAGGATGGGAACCGGGAGTAGCGTGGAATGGCTCTGAAGGTGTTCTGACGACAGGTCCGCTGGATGATGAGCCGAACCCGGCGCTATGGGAAGAACTCATATCTGATTGGAACCTTGATCCGGAGACGACTGAAGTTGTTCCGGGGTCGATTCAGGTTAGGGGCTGGGACGCAAACATCGGTGGAGGAGAAGTCCGCCGGTTCCGTTACTACAAGGCGACAATCCGTGCGCGTCTCCGTAAAGAAGATCGCGCCGATGTGGACGAACTTTGTCGCGCTGTGATGGGACGTAAAACCCGGAAGAGCATCCCAAATGATTCCCTGAGCGGGATTAGTCTGGTCGTTCCGCTTTCCGACTGGCAGATCGGTAAAGGCGAAGGAGGCGGAACCCCTGCGACCGTGGAACGAATATGTTCTGGCATTGATGCGATCACGGGGAAGGTCAAGGAGATGCGCCGCAAGGGACGCGCACCTGAAGCCATTTACCTTCTAGGGATGGGCGACACGGTTGAGCAATGCTCCGGCCATTATGAGATGCAGTCGTTTCAAACGGATTTGGATCGGCGTGAGCAGAAGCGTGTGGCTCGCCGACTGTGGCTCCGTGCGGTTGATGTGTCTGCCGGTCTTGTTCCCCGGGTCGTGATCGGTGGTGTTCCCGGCAATCACGGTGAGAACCGTTCTGGTGGAGCAGGCTCGAAGGCTTTCACGACGTGGACGGACAACGATGATCTCGCTGTAATCGAAGAGTGCGCTGAGATTTGTCAATCTAACCCGGAGCGTTACGGTCATGTGACTGCCGTTCTTGCACGAGAACTCACTCTCGTCCTCGGAGTGAGCGGCATCAACGTTGGACTGGCTCATGGTCATCAGTTCTCTCGTGGCGGCGGTCATGCCGCAGGTAAGGCGCAGAAGTGGTGGGAGGGTCAGATCATGGGAAGGCAGGGAGTTTCCGAGGCTGACATCCTGATAACCGGACATCTTCACCATCTGGTCGTCGCCGAATCTACAGGACGCACTCACATTCAATGCCCGGCGCAGGACGGCGGATCGTACTGGTGGACCGCTCAGACCGGGCAGAACTCACCGGCCGGACAACTCATGTTCGGTGTCGGAACCGGTTACGGTGCTAGAGGTTGGGGAGACCTTGAAATCGTAGGCTGAAGGCAGGCTACGCTCACGACCCGATCTCAATGACAGGTGAGCATGAATCGTAAAGATGAAATCCGTTACGTTGACCCGGTGACAGGCGGGGAGAAAGGGCAGAAGCTCGCCCGGTTCGACCTGATACCTGAGATTCCGTTGTATGCGCTCGCAGAACAATATGGGCGAGGCGCAGCTAAGTACGATGACAATAATTGGCGGAGAGGTGTTCCGTGGTCTATTTCTTTCGCTGCCCTGAATCGCCACCTATGGTCTTTCTGGAACGGTGAAAACATTGATCCGGAGATGGGGTCACATCACCTTGATGCCGTAGCGTGGCACGCGTTCGCTCTTCGAGAGTTCGTGGAAAGCCATCCGGAGTTAGATAACCGTCCTGCGTTTACACGTGGCAGACTATTCGGAAACGAAAGAGAAACCTGATGGCTTGGACTTATAGCGGTGATCCCGCAAGCAATGAAAAAGACGCTGTTCGTTTTATGCTCGGCGACACCGAGTCTACAGAGCCTCTTTTGACAAACGAAGAAATCAATTACCTGATTGAGGTTCATGGTGGAACGGGGATGGCGGCGGTCGGCGGTGCGCGTGCAATCGCAGCGGGGTTCTCTCGAGATGCCGACCGTTCTCGAGGCGTCGGTGATCTTTCCCTGTCCGAGTCGTTTTCTCAGAAATCAACTCAATACCATCATCTCGCCGATCACTTGCTGGCCGTTGCGTCCGGCATTGATGCTCCTCCGATCGCCAATGTGAATGCGTCCGCTATCGGAGCAGAATTCACGATCGGTCTACTGGATAAGTTCACGCTATGACCATCGAAACCGCATTGTCAGAAATCATGATTGATACGGTGACCGTGGCTCCTGTCGCAACGAAAGACACATACGGTAAACGAGCGTGGGGAACACCATCTACGCTGACTAAATGCCGGGTCCAAACAGGGAATTACAAGTTCACGGACAGCTCCGGACAAGAGAAAACTGCCGTCGGGAAGGTTTATGTTCCCGGTTCTCCATCGCTGACCCTGAACGACAAGCTGACTCTCCCGGATTCTTCTGTTCCCGTGATACTCGGTATTGACCGGTTCAACGATGAACTCGGATCGAATCACACAGTCATTCATTACGGAGCGGGCTGATCATGGCAGGTAACTTCCAGATGTTTGGCGCTACGGCGATGACAGCCCGATTGAAAAAAATGGCTCAAGACGTTCCGAAGGAGTTGGATAAAGCTCTCTACAAGGAGGCATTAGACATTTTCAGGAAATCTCAGCGTCTCGTTCCTGTGGATAAAGGTTTCTTGAAGGCTTCCGGAGTAGTTGAAGGACCAATCAACCACGAGGTTCTGATTGGATACGGCGGTCCGGCCGCGTCGTACGCGCTTTACGTTCACGAAGATCCCAATGCGATGCACAAATCTGGGAAAACATACAAGTTCCTTGAGATCCCGTTCATGGAGAATCAAAAAGATTTCGCTGAACGCTTGGCCGATCAGATTGATCCGTCCAAAGCCAATCAACAACCGTCAGGCGGAATGGAATCGGTGAGCGCAGAATGAGCGAGATACTTGATGCAATCGGATCGGTACTCGCATCTGCTTCAATCGGAACGCAAGGAACCGACCTGTTTCTATCCCGATCGCCGGAAAGTCCAGACTCGTGCGTGACAGTCTACGAATCTGGTGCTGGATATTCGATTTACACCCAAGGCACAACCGGCGCTGCTCTTCAGGTCACCAATATTCAGGTCATCGCCCGGGGAGCGCTCGAGGATTACGTGGGAGCTAGAACAAAAATCACCGATGTGATTACGGCGATGGAAGCCATAAAAGAAACGACCGCTTCAGGCATTCGGCTTCTCCGTGCGGAACAACTCGGCAGGCCCATTCCCTTAGGTTACGATGGAAACGACCGACCCCGAATTTCTATGAATTTCACGGTGACTCATGGATAACGAAACTCTTTTCGCAGCAATGATTGAATCATTCAACGCTGCGGCAGCTTCTTTCAATTCGGTTCAGATGATGCTCGCTGAACTGATTGACCGTGAGACACGATTTGAGGATGCTTTCCCGGGAGATGGCCGGTGCCAGCACGTTGATGCCGTTGAAGTGACGGTCCTCGGTGATCATGGTGCGATTTTCTTGTGTCCGGACTGTGGCGATCAATTCCAATGATTGAGAACTCTGAGCCGACTCGTGATGCTTATGGTCGCGGGATGGTTACGGATGATTCCCCTCGGTGCTGGAGATGTTCAAGGCTACTGGCCGAGGTCGTTACAAGACCGTGGCGTATACGTTGTTCACGTTGTAAAGCCTCCAATCAAAAATAGAATCACGGTTTCGCTGCCCCATCCCCCTATGGAGGCGCGAAGGGCAGCCCGACGGGAACCGCATCCCGGTCGGGCTGTCCTATTTACGTATCGCTAAGTGTGGTGGTACGGTACAAGAGTTCTTCGTGTCCCTTGTGACCCCGACCGCTGGTCTCGGTGTCCCCTGTGGACCGTCTTGCGGTATCGGGGTCGATCGCGTTTGTGAGGTCTTATGCCCCAATACCGAATCACCGGAGGTCCGAGCGGAAGCGCCGGACTCGATTACAAGTCGAAGCGCGCCGAGGTCGGCGATGTCGTTGATGACCTGCCACGCGAGTCGATCAAATGGCTCAGGGATCAGGGCTACATCGAGGTCATGGGCAAGGACTCTACCGATAGTTCTTTATCGGACCCTGTAGACCCGCCTGCGGTCCTGCCCGCCACAGATGGCGTAGTTGCCCCGGAACCGGCTCCTGAAGCCGCAGATCACGTTACAAACGTGGAGGACTGAACATGGCTTTTCGACACGGCAAAAACACGAAGGTCCTAGTGAATAGCTCGGACCTTTCTTCTTTCTTCAATGATACGTCTGTGAACAGTTCGATTGAGACTGCTGAAACGACGGCATATGGAACACCGGGCGGCGCGAAGACTTACGTCACGGGCCTCAACGACGGGACAGTTTCCCTTTCGGGAATGTTTGATGGTGATGCCGGTTCGGTCGATGAAATCCTCACGGGGATTCTGGATACTGATGCCGACGTCAATTTCACTATCGCCCCGGACAACGGGATGACTCTCGGGTCGCGTTGCTACGTCGGGCAATCGATTCAAACCAAATACGATCTTTCTTCGCCGGTTGCGGATGTCGTCACAGCTTCAGCAGATTTTCAATGCGATGGTGGAATCGGTCGTGGCGTAGTTCTCGGTCCGCTTTCTGAAGTTTCAACAACATCCGTACAAGGCTCCGTGGACAACACATCGTCTTCCACGAACGGCGGAACGGCGATGCTTCACGTTCCGGCGAATACTCGGAACGGAACGGTCATTGTCAAGATTCAGCATTCCACGGATGATGTCACATTCGCTGATCTAGTCACTTTCGCAACGGTTGCCATAGCAACCACGACCTCCGAGCGCGTCATAGTCGCCTCGGGAACAACGGTGAACCGATACCTCCGGGTCTCTTACACCGTCGCCGGATCATCTGGCGCAGCAACCATCGCCGCAGCATTCGCTCGGCGCTACTGACCCTCAGGAGGGAACAATCATGGCATTCCGTCACGGTAAAAACGCTTCATTCAAGGTAGACAACTCGGGTGGAACACTCACCGACATTTCCGTTTACCTTGACAACATCAGTCTTCCCCGGTCAATCGAGACCGCTGAGACCACGACCTTCGGCGTTGCCGGAGGCGCAAAGACCTACGTCACCGGTCTGAACGATTCCACGGTTTCGATCTCAGGAAAGTTCGACGCTACCCTTGATGCTCACCTCGTCGGCATCTTTGCTCAAGAAGCGACCGTTTCGTTTGAGTACGGACCCGCTGGCACAACGTCCGGATACGTGAAGTTTACCGGTGAAGCGATCATGACAAAGTACGATCTTGGTTCGCCTGTCGGTGATGTCGTGACGTTCTCGGCTGACTTCCAAGTCACCGGTGCGGTCACTCGCGACACGTTCGCCTAATCTAAGTAATGCAACCGTGACCCATCGTGGTCCCAACGAAAGGTAGTGGCCCTGTGTCCATTCGCGATCAAATCATTGAATCATCCGACATTGAATCCGAGATGGTTGAAGTTCCCGCATGGGGAGTGACCATCGAGGTACGTTCAATGGATGGTCGTACACGACTCAACATGATGTCTGCCGTTACCGACGGTGATGGTCTCGTCGAGATGACGAAACTTTATCCTGACATGATCATTGCTTGCGCTCACGATCCTGAGACAGGCGAACGTATTTTCAATGAGAATGATCGAGACTTGCTGCTATCGAAGTCCGCTGGCGCTCTTGAACTAGTCGCCTCTGCTTCAATGCGCGTTTCTGGTATGGCCGCTGCCTCGGTTGATGAATCGGGAAAAGATTCCTCTACGAAGGAGAACGACGATTCATCTTTGAATTAGCAGAACGTCTCGGTCGAACGGTCGGTGAGTTGCTTGATGGCTCACCGGCCCATCGCCCGATCACATCTGCTGAGATCACCGACTGGGCTGCGCTTTGGTTGTTGAGAGCAAGGGAAACAGAAGAAGCACGTAGACGATGAGAGGTAGCGACTAATGGCAGTTCAGTTTGACATCGTAGCGAAACTACGCGCCGACACTAAACAGTTCATAACAGGATTGAAGTCTGGTGAGGCTGCGTCTACGAGTTTCGCTACCTCTGTCGGCGGAGCCGGTAATGCCGTTGCGCTCGGGATGGCTGCTGGTGTTGTTGTCGCTGGTGCTGCCTTGATGAAGTTGGGGGCGTCTTTCAACGAAGCTTACAAAGAAATACGTATTGGAACCGGGGCAACCGGCGATGCCTTGAAAGACCTTGAAACCTCTTTCAAGAATGTCTATTCGTCAACTCCAGCAAGTATGGCCGAAGTAGGAATGGCGATTGCGGATATCAACACCAAGCTGGGTCATACAGGACCGGTGCTAGAAGCAAGCGCAGAGCAGTTCATCAAACTCTCAAAGATCACAGGCGACGACCTGAAAGGCAACATCGAGTCGGTTTCGATGGCGTTCAAGAACTTCGGCGTAAGCGCAGAGGATCAGGGTGGCAAACTCGACCTTCTGTACCGTGCCGCACAGTCTTCAGGTCTGAGCGTTGCCGAACTCTCAGATGAACTTGCGAAAAATGGCGTGGTCTTGCGTCAGATGGGACTCGACTTCGACGAGTCCACTGCGATAATCGGGACGTTCGCAAAGTCCGGCATGACCGCAGCCGACGTTATGCCGGGCCTCGCTTTCGCTATGAAATACGCCGCCAATGAAAGCAAGAAAGCCTCCGACGTATTTGCTGAAACATTCCAAGCGATCAAAGATTCTCCAGATGTTATGTCCGGTGCCGGAATCGCTGTCGAGGTATTCGGTGCGAAGGCTGGACCGAAACTTGCCGCTGCGATCTCCGAAGGCAAGGTCTCTTACGAAGACTATATGCAGGTGCTTCAGGACGGTTCGGACACGATTCAAGGGTCATACAAGGATGTTGAGACATTCGGCGACAAGCTGACCATCATCGGAAATCAGATCAAGACATCTCTTGAACCGTTAGCGACCACAGTATTCCAAGGAATGAATAGAGCGCTCGGCCTCCTAATGCCGGTTGTGAGCGCAGCTACTGGCACGTTGAAAGCTATGGTTGATGCTCTGAACGCTCTGCCGGATCAGATCAAGATCGTTCTTCCGGTAATCGCAACTTTGGTTCTCGCCATGAAAGCCTTTGCCGCAATGAGGACCCTTATGGTCTTCCTTCAGGCATCGTTCGTAAAAGGCTTCGCCGCAATGGCGGCATCCACCGGGCAGTTCGTCACTACGTTCCTGATGCAGATGGGCGTTTCAACGGCTGCTGCGGAAACCGCTGGTCTTGCGATTTACGCTGCGCTAGGTCCGATCATCATTCTTGCTGGTGCTGCGTTCATAGCGTTCACTATCTGGAACAAGAGCCAAGAAGAAGGCAAGAAACGAGCCAAAGAGTTCGGTGAAAGTCTCGATCAGCAGACCGGAGCATGGACAGATAACACTGACGCTGTTGTCAGAAATCAGATGCAACAAAAAGGCGTCATTGACGACTTGAATACTGCGGGCGTCGGGATGGAAACGTATCGCAAGGCAGTTGAAGGCGGAACAAAAAATATCATCAGTCAAACCGCCGCAAATAAACTTCGGACAGCAGGTCTCACCAACAATCTTCACGCTACCGAAGGCGGAACGGCAGCGTTCGCAGCCCTCAAGGAAGAGATGATCGACTCCGAAAATGCGGCAAACATTTTCATGGCGACACTCGCCGAACAGGGCAACCTGACCGCTGGAATAATCACGATGCTCACTGAAGAAGCAAAGATTTACGAAGAAAAGGCAATCGTCGTTCAAGCTGCTGCGGTTGCTACCGGTATCTCTAATGGCTTGACGAAGAAAGCTGCGGAAGCAGCGGCAGAAGCAGCTACAGCAAACACGATTCAGGCTAAGTCGATTCAAGATGTGATGGACAAGAATCTCGCAGCGACGAATCCTTTGTTTGCTGCCTTGTCCGCACAACGAGATGCGGCTGACGCTCAAAAGAAACTGAATGTACTGCGGGATGAAGGCAAGGTCGGTTCCGACGAATACAACCGGGCATTAGAGGATTCCATTAGAGCGGGCCTCTCATACGCCGATGCGTTGACGAAGATGGACGTTGCTCAGTTGAAAGGCGAAACCTCCTCTGAGAAGTTCCAGACGGCGATGGCCACGCTGACCAGACTGGGACTCAAGCCGACCGACGACGATATGAAGTCTTTGCGGGAGCGCATCGAGGCTCTCTACGGCCCGATGAACAGCCTGAAGGAACCGTCTGCCGCTTACACCGACATCCTAAACAAGATGAAAGTGGATGGCATGGACCCGGCGAAACTTTCTGCTGGGAAATATGGTGAGCAACTTGAGGCGCTTGCGTCAACCCTCGACCCGAACGATCCGTTGCGAAAAAACATCAACGACACGATGCTTCAGTTGTTTCTGATTGGGCAGATGAAACCAGTCGTTGATGTAATCGTGAATACCGACACGAAGCGAGCCGTCGACAAGTTGCGCGCTTTCTTGAATATTACCGCCGATCAACAGCTTACTCTAGGAGACCTGTGGGCTTACTCGCAGGCGTATCCAGACGCGCGAGCTATGGGCGGACCGGTTCAAGCAGGTCAGCCGTACATCGTGGGCGAGGTTGGTCCCGAACTGTTCATGCCCAGTGCTTCCGGGAGGATCATTCCGAACAATGCCTTAGGTCGGGCAGCCATGGCGGGATCTTCCGGGCCAAGTCCATCAAGTGCGTCTTATGCGATAAACGTCTCCGTCGCACCGACCGCAGACAAGGCGGGCATCGGGCAAACAATTGTAGAAGCAATATCAAGTTTTGAGAAACGATCC